TGTAATCTGTCTAAGTGCTGTGACGGCATCGGCTGCCGGTGCTTCCGGTAATTTGTTCACATCAATAAATCCATGAATAATCATGGCTCCTGACGCATTACCATAGGTAACGTCTACATCTTCTAATAAAATACCTTCTGCTTCGGTTGCATCGGTTCCTTGTGTATTTTTCTTTGCTACCGGTTCTGTACTATTTGCTAATGCTGATTGAGATGCTCCCCCAACAATGGTTCCTGCTGCTACAATCTTCTTTCCATCCTCATCAGCTGTGATGTCGGTATCATCCACCATAACCCCAATGGCTACATAGTGGTCTATAAACTTTAATATCTCTTTTTTGTTACTGTAATCTGTTTCTACGAATCTCATAATTCATCCCCCTATTTAAAATATACTTGTTGTTGTTCTTCTGTTGACTTTTGACGTCCAGATACTTGCTTCGCCAATTTCAACCCAATACTCTCTTCTTTAGTTCCTTTGCTTGTCGACTTTGGTGGAACGTACCCATCTTTTAATCGTTCATTCACTGCCTTTTCAATCACCTGTTCTAAAACCGACTGTAACCCATCTGCCTTTTCTTGAATATCTTCAATGGTTTCTCCATCGACATAATCTAATAAATCTAGGGCATAGTCTTTCTCTTTGAAATAAGCAATCTTTTCAAGCTTCAATTCACGTTCATATAGCTCTTTCTCTTTTTGTTGAAGAATCTCTTCTTGGGACATTTGTGCTTCCTTCTTTTCTTTTTCATAGGTCGCTTTCAATTTTTTAGTTGTTGTCTTCACTGCATCCGTTACACGTTTGTCCGCATAAGACTCCATAAACTTTTTGAATTCAGGATTATCAATTAATTCTTCTACATTAATGCTGGCTTGATTATTTTGATCCTGATTGTCACCCGTTACTTCTTCAACCTCTGTTACTTCATTTACATTTTCTTCCATTATTTATCCTCCCAGTTTGAGTGATGTGCTTATCCCCATCGGTTATAATTCTCATCCCTCAAGATTAATCAATATTTTTTGATGCTTTCCAAGTCTCATAACTTGAATAGTCAATCAGTGGTTTCTCATCATTACTATTTTTCATATTTTCACGTTTCTTTGTTGGTGACCATCCATCAACCACTGGCACAATACAACTTCTACAATTAGGATGTAATGGTGGTTTTGGATAATCCGATTCGATATCATACAGATGCCCATCACGCTCCTGACATATATCCGAAGTTTTCTGGTCAAGGGTTGCATCAAATAAAATTTGTTTTACAACACCGCTTTCCTTATAAACCTTATCTTGTGCCATGGTCATACATCTAGCCATCTCAGTTCGCATCAATCGCTTTGATTCATATGCACTGGAACCAAATGTACGTCTTATTCGTCTTGCCATTTTATCTATAGAATCCCCTTGTATCATACCCCTTTCGATTTCACTTCTTAATTTCTTAACCAACTTCTCTTTATTTGTCCATATTCGGTCTGAAAACTTCTCACCTTCAATGGGCATAAAAACAGCCGCTTGAATAAACTCCGGTCGAATGATAGCAACATTAATGCTCATCTCTAAACCTTTATCTATCATATAAGCGGCTTTATAAAAACTTTCTTCATAGATTTCTTTCAATAATTCAGTTGTCGTTTGTTCATCAAGTTTACCAAGAATATCAGCTTGTTCCTTAATCTGTTCTTCCAAACGTTTCAGAATAGTAAATCGTTGTCGTCTGCTAAGAAGCAGTTCCCCATCTTTCGAATAATCCATATATATTCTAGCGATTTGCATCTGTATCAATTCAAGACTTTTTTTGTAGGCTTTATATACAACGTCCATACCCTTACCACCATATTTTTCCATCTCTTCTCTTAAATCCTGAACGTCCCTACGCAGACTCATTTTGTGCCTCACTTAATAAGGATTCACCATATCGTTCCTGCTCTTTCAGATATCGTTCCAATTCCAGTTTTGGATTTTCAACAAATGGTAATAAAGATAATGCTGTTTCTTGAGATATCGTGTTCTGCAACTGGGTAATAACCTGAGCTGTCACCGCTAAGTCTGTTGGGACGTTACTGGTAAACTTCAATTTAATCCTTCGATAATCATAGTCAACACCACTTTGTACTTTTAAAAATGCAAAGAACCGTTTCAATCGCTCTCTAATGGTCATTTCAAGCATCGCCTGTAATAAGGAACATTTATTTTCTAATGATATCAAGCGGCTTCGTAATGCCAAACTTGATGTATTGGCTTGAATCTTCTCATTCGTATCAATATGACTCGCCATTTGATATATCTTCTTCTCAAGGGTCGTCAATAATCCCTGAACGAAAGAATCATTGATATTTTTAATCAAGAAATCCACTTTTGCATCTTTTGGGATTTGAATAATGCCCTCTTCCTTTAGTCGACCCACATCATCTTTTTCTAACTCAGCACCGACAATGGTTAAAAATGCATTTCTAAAATCGGATACTTCATTCACCAAGTCACTTAAGACATTATTGTAACTGTCATTGAGTGTTTTAATATCATCAATCATACTCATGGATTCCAAGTTCGCTTTACACACTGATACCGGTACACCATTAAATATATGACTATCTTCTCCTAATTCTTTTAGTCCATATTCATACCCTAAATCCACTTCATAATGATAAATCCGTTTTCCAATATACACATCCAAAAACTCGGTATCATCCAGACTGTTTTTTGTAAACAGATGGATAGCAATTATTACCGACTTATCCACCGTTTCATTCTCAACAATCAACATATCCCTTGGCGAATAGACTGCTGCACGAAACTCGCCCTCTTGATTAATATAATTCAGTTCATAAGCTTCTCCAAATATCAAAGCTTGTTTCAACAACTCAATGTTATGTACTTTTTCCCAAGTGGAGAAAGCTAAGTCGATGTTATCCAGAACGGTTACATCATCATTAGAAGAAATGTAATTCACCGGATTGGCTAATGTATAGGATATTTCCTCTTCAATAAATTTCTTTGGAAAGTTGCAGACCACCTTAATGTTACTTCTAGCTTCCTGCATGGCGTAACTTCGAACAATATCATGCTTTCCTTCATAATATTGCTGATATAAAAAGAGCCCCGACCGTTTAGATCGAAGCTCACCGACTAATTCTACTATTAATTCTTTATTTATTTCCAATACTTCTCATCCCCCATTCAATAAAAAACTGCAAAGTAAAAGAAGCTCCGAGAGCTTCCTTTGATGAGGGGAGTATAAATAATTAATAAGGGTTATAGTCTAGTCATATATGTGCTTAGACGCACGTGAAAGGATGACTAGCTATAAACAGATACTACTATATACTCACCTTTATTACAAGTGTTTTATTGTTTTTTAATAATTGTTCTTCTCTTTTCTTAAATATTGATTCATATAATTAATATACCTTTTATTTAAACCAAATGAACGTTTTCCCAGGTCAATAATCATAGAAAACAGCCTATTTTCCATCTGCCTAAGAAGAGTACTTGCAGGTCGCGTATCTTTCCCCTGAGAATCTTTAAATGTTGAGGTAAATCTTATATCATTATTGAAATTATCAAACAATTGATCTTTTATAAAATCTTGAAGCATTGATCTATTTGTTAATTGATAGTATAAATCAAGCTCATTATTGTCAAATTTCATTTCTGGGTATTTTACTAATAAATCTCTTCTATTCACTAAGTACTTACCAATCGACGTTTTCTTTTCAAAACAATCTATACATATAGCTAAAAAGTGTTCAAATGATAAAGTTAATTTAGGTATCTCCGTAGATACAAAATATTTATCATTCAAAATATGAATACTTGAAGCTATCGAATCCATCGAATACATTGACAAATGTAGATAAATAATTTCATAGTCTTTTTTTTGCGCTTTGAATAAAATCATATTATTTTTATCTACAAATTCAATTATGTCATTTTTATCAATATAATTGGCTATTCTATCAAGTGTTTTATAAGCTTTCTTAAGCTTATTATTAACCTTTATCTTAATCTCCTTATTTGAAGAAGCATTTCCTAAATCTATTGTTCCTGATTTACATTCAACAATAATTAAATATTTTCCATCTTCAATAATAATATCAAGTTCTGATTTTTTATTCTTCTCATGATAAAATACATTACACTTTATGTTTTCAAAAAATTGTGATGTAAATCCATAAACCATTCTCTCAAATCCGAATCCTTTATCATTTGAATACTTTTCAGATTTTGACCAATTTAGATACTTCTTTTCAATATCAAGTAATATATATTCTAAGAAATCATTTATCCATAGCAAAAATACACTTTCACCTTCTAAAAATAGCTGAACTTCATTAAGTTCTTCAACATCATTTTTATTAATATCAAAAGCAAATAAATTTTGAAATTTATAAAAATCTTCCTCAGATATGCTCCAACATACTTTTTTTGCTTCTGTAAGACCTATATAGAAATCTTCTCGACCAAAAATAAATTTTCGAGCATTTTGAGATAATCTTATATCTGAAAAAGCATCAGTTTGTAGAAATAATAAATAAAATGTAATGGACTGTACTATCTGATATAATCGCAATTTCTCAATATTTATTACATTAAAAAACTCTTCATCCATTGAATCCAGGACTAGCCAAATATAGATCATTTGCATCGAAAAGGAACATGGTTGTGTGAACTTCATCTCTTCAACCAGTTCGCTATATTCTCCATTCATTTTTTGTTTGAAATCTTTAATTTCGTATTTTTTTATCTTCTCTTCAAGTTCCCTTATATCTTTAGCTCCCTCTTTATAAATCCGTAATGCTGTTTGAATTGATCTAATCGGTTTACCGGTATACAAGAAATTCCCATAACGAACATATAATTCCTTTAATAAATCATCCATATCAAATCCTTCTCTACACAAATACTTTTTCTCTATTATAAAACTTCAGCCTCTTCGTTCCTTGAACACCTTGTACTGCCATATATAAACTATCCGGTGCATCATCATTCTTGGCATTTTTATTATAATCTTTTACTTGTCTATTATACGCTACATTATCTGCATTGAAAAGAATATGAGATTTCTTAATATCCGGCTCTAGGCTTATAATACGTTCATGTTTATTCCCTTTTGGAATGACTGCTTCTATTGGTACATAGATTTTATTGTTCCATAGTTCCTCTTCAAATTTTGTTTTGATATAGTCCTGAGCCTGTACCGTTTCAAATAAAATTCTATCAACCGGATAATTCCTCAATTTATCAATGGCAATCTGAAACAATCCATCTGGCAGCACTTTATGTATCGAACCATCAATCACATAAATCTGCTTTGTTTTTCTATGTTGACCTAAAATTGTTATAGCAGAATAATCACTTCGTTTTGATGCCTTTATAGCAGGGTCAATCGCCATAATAATTTCCAATTCAGAAAATGATAGTAATTTATCCCAATAACTTATTTCTTGAAAAATATATTCATCTGAAGACCTTGGATCATTTTGCATTTCTTTATAAAATGACCTATCTCCCATAGCCTGCTTCTTCGTCATCAAATAATAATAATCAAGATATTCCTTCCATAATATAGAAGTTCCTTCCAACATTTCCTGTTTTCGGGCATCAAAAAAAGACCTAGCAGTTTCCAACCGGTCTTCATCATTTAAATCATTATATAGTTTTTCCCATTCACCCCATAAATCATCTCTCGGTGACCATCCGATGATAGCTGATTTTCTAATACTACGAACTCCTGCAATTTTACCTTTCAGCAAGTCACTCATAATATCTTCTTCATGCATTACCGTTCCAACTACAAGAATATTCGTATCTCTTGTCCCAATTGGCAGAACAACATCTCTGAATGTTGACTTAATCTGTTCACGTTTGGTTTCACTTCTAACGGTATCATCCTTAAGCAAATCATCAATTAATACCAATGTTGGTCTATGTTGTTTATAATGAACACCCCTCAATGAGCCATCAATACCACGAATCATAATACAACTATCAACACCACTTGACGTTTTTAACCATATTTCATTATTGTTCCACCGGTTACCTTTTTGTATTCCAAAGTCCTCAATCAACATTTCATTTTCTTCAAGCTCCGACTTAATCATATCCAAAAATGGTACTGCTATTGATTCTGTTGCTGAAATAATTAATGTAAATTGTGACTTGTTATACAAGATTACATATAATGGCAATAAAAAAGAGTTGATTGTGCTCTTACCATGTTCCCTTGGCAATCCAAAACATTCAATCGACCCTTTAGTGTCTAGCATTTTCTTTAATTCATCGAATAATTCACGATGGAACTGCCCAAACTCCCTATCAAAGTATTTAGGACAATAGCACCGAGCAAAAAATTCAATATCCATTTCCCCCAATAACTTACGTAATTCTGCAAAAGAAAACTCCTCAACCAACTGTTTAATCTTTGTTGGCGAGAAGTATTTTTTCAGGTACGCAAACATTAAATTCTCTTTATCTTTTATTTTTATCCCCTCTAATCAATTAATTCTATTGCTTTAATTTTTTCACTTGATGTTGATTGACAATATATGCTTGATGTACTTACATTCGCATGACCCAAAAGATTCTGAATAACATATGGAGAAGTATTCTTTTGCGCTAATTGAAATCCAAATGTATGTCTTAGTTTATGAGCCGATATTTCAATACCCATCTGATTGCCATATTTCTTCAAAATACGATTAACGCCACTTTGTTTAAGATTTCCCCTTTGACCGATTAGCAAATTTCCTTCAACTTTATGTCTTATTTCCAAATAGTCCGCTACTGCCTTGCGAGCCTCTTTGTTCAATGGAATCTCTCGCACAACTTCTCCCTTACCTAAAACAATGATATTTCCTTTTCTTGCTGATATAGCTATCGAATCAAGATTCAAATTTACTAACTCTGATATTCTAATGCCGGTATTGTAAAGTAATTCGAATAGGCATATATGCATTTTGTTATTTGATTTATGAATCACTGTTCTAATCTTCCATAATTCCTGATTGGATAACCCTTTAAATTCATTACCAATACGAATTTTCAATGGCTTCACTGAAAGTAAATGTTCTACATATCCCTTATCATACATGAACTTGTAAAATGAATTTATAGATGTAATCTTTCGATTAATGGTCTTATAAGATTGACCACTCGACTTCAAAACTTTTGAAAAATGTGTCAAATTTATTTGTGCCAAGTCCTGCAACCCCACATCGCCATAATTAGAAGTATACCCCCTAAGCTGCCTAATATCCCTGCTGTAGCAATCGATAGTATTTTGACTGCGTTCCTGTTCATACAGATACATTTTAAATAATTCAATATAATCTAGTTCCATAATAAAAGCACCTCCAACGATTTAGTAGTCATATGTTACCGTTGAAGGTACTTAATAGCAAGTTATACTCGCATGAATAGCTGCACCGATAGCAGTCATTATGTGTCCAGTTTTCACTTATTCATAACGTATTTATGGGATTTGTCGCTGTAAATTTCCGGTTTATCTATCAAATTACTGGCGACATAATATTATTCTGATTCATAACGCTCCTCAGAATCAACCAACTGAGCTTGATCTTCTTCACACTCTACTTCAATAATCTCCGCTTCTATCATTTCAAGAAACAACTTTTTCCTAGCTTCTTCATTATCCTTGGTATCTAATATCAACTCACGCTTATCATTCCATTGATCTGGTGCACGATTACGTAACCAAAATGATAATGCATTGGATGACGGTGGTTGATATTTCTTTGTTTTCTCAACACGTGTGCGTTTTTTACCGCTCTTATCCTCTTCCACGATAGTCTTTATCTCTTCGTACTCAAAACCCATACAAAGACGCAATAACGACCGCTCAACCTTATTATTTACAGCGGTTCGGGACATATCCACCAATTCGGAAAAAACCTCATTTTCTTTTAGATAACGATACCACGTGTCATGGTGTATTTCTAACTTCTTACATATATCTAAAACCTGTTCCCCATCTACTAACCACTGACTTATTTCTGAAAGACGTGGTTGTATATGCGTTTCCCATTTGTTCGTTTTATTCGGAACTCCTCGTCTTCCCATATAATCACCCCCATTAAAAAAAGAGCCATTTCTGACTCTTCATATTCTAAACCTCATATTTATACATATCTGCCATCACAGACTTTACCAAGTCTTCAACTGCCTCATTAAATTCTTGCTTTTTACTAAGACGATAACAAAATATTCTTTTCAACTCTCCTACCGGCTCACATCCAACAATGCATAGTGAATCTTTTGTAATTTTCAAACATTCAATCAGATTTTCTAAATTATCATTTATGGAAGAATATATGCTTTCTGTATCATGTAAATAAATTCTAGCTCTTGCATTACTATTCTTAAAACTATAGCCAACAGACAACTCCGGATAATTTTGAAAGAACAATCCATTTTTAGCTTCAGTAGACCTGTCAATTATGTACTCCGGATAAGCACGTTTAAGAATTTCAACAAACGGTACTAACTTGCTTTCTGGCTCATTTGTATAATCTTTTATCCAGTCTCTTAATATAAAGTTATCTCTACTATGATATTCCATTAATTCATAATATTCATCTTCTGAAAGATAATCTGTTAATTCATATTTTTCAATTCCTAAAATACCTTTCTTAAAGCAATCAATAATTACACGCTTGAATTCACTTTTCAAACCGGAAGCTCTATCATTATTAAACAAGCTGTTAATAGAAACCTTATCACCTAACTCCATTTTTTTCCAACAAATTTTTCCTATTTTCATTTTCGTCTCCTGTTCTTTCTTTTATTTGCCATAATTAGTTTACCTAAATGCCGAATTACCTTCTAAATTTTCCAACAAAATTTTTCTTGTTTCCTTATATCTATTCCCCTTCAACCCTAACCGGATTAAAAACACCCTGAATGTATATTTTTCATTATCTGTAGCCGTAATCTTGCTAGACGCTCTTTTAGATTCTAATGCCAACTGATTTATCGCCAATACAAACTCACTATAAGCCATGAGTCTTTCCTTATTGAACGCTCTGCCAAAAAAGTCAAATATTAGCATTAACTCTTCACGTATCTGCTCAACCCTTAACCCATTTGATATTTCGTTGATTTTCTCGGTTAACTCTTCAAGATTCTCATCTTCAATCATCATAATCTCTTCAATAAGTCTATTAGGAATTATATCCTGCTGGACTTCAAACACCTTTTTTATCATACTTTGCTTACTGTAAATGAAAAAACATAAATTTTTTAAGCTTTGATATCTTTGGTTTTCCATCGGCACAGAAACTTCATATTTAATCTGGTCTTCAATTTGCTCCCCAACTAAGTCTTCAAATATTACTTCTTTTCCATCTTGCAGTGTAATTGTCGAATCTCTGTCAATTGTGATAACTTGACCATCAATTTCAATCTGATAATTAAAGCTTGGTGCACCTAGATATTTGGCTTTCACCCCCAAATGTTCACTTAACTTCTTAACCATTTCTTTTCGTTCCATAATGTAATCCTCCTTAATATTTGGTACTACATTAGTCACTCTAAATGCTGTATAAGTCAATCTATAATTGCAACAAAACACATTAAATACTATAATTAATCTATAAACTATTATTAAGATGAGGAAGGAGATCAAATGAACATTGAAATTATTAGCATCCATAATGACCCCGATGGGAAGGACACTAAAGAAAAATTAAATGATGAATATATTCTTATTAAAAACAACGGTGATTCATCAATTGATATTTCATCTTGGAAATTAACCGACTATCGTCCTGGTCAAAAACATATTCACATTTATGTTTTCCCAAGTAATACATCTAATACGACTAACTTAATCTTAAAACCTAATGAATTAGTTTTTGTAATGACTGGTACTGGCACCAATAATTATATCTCCAACCCAAGTGAAGGTAAATTACCCCAGTACCATTTATATCAAAATAAAGATTGGTTCATCTGGAATAACGATGGTGATACTGCCTGTTTATATGATGCAAACGGAAATTTAGTTTCCCAAAAGAAGATATAATTATTTGCCCTTCGGGGCATTTAGTTTTCTGCAAGGGTCATTGCTAACAAACAATCTTCCATTGCAATATTTCAATTCGTATAGTTTACATTTTTTGCATTTTCTGCTTATTATATTTAATTTCATTTTGCCCCCTTATCAATTTAACATCAGCATCACTTCCAACCTTATCAATATATCTCTTTACAATAACATCAACATACTTCGGATCAAGTTCATTCATCCTACATATCCTTCCAGTTTCTTCAGCAGCAATAAGTGTTGTGCCGGAACCACCAAATAAATCTAAAACAACATCATTTATACTTGATGAGTTCTTAATTGCCCTGATAACCAAATCAACAGGTTTGCAAGTTGGATGTAACTCTGACTTTCTAGGTCTTGGGATATCCCATACATCATTTTGCTTCCTATCTTTCAAAGGATGTAATCTCGTATCTCCTTGTTTCCAACCATACCAAATAGGCTCATATCGTGTATGATAATCTTTTCTGCTCATAACATGCCTATCTTTTGCCCATATCACTGTCGATGACCAGTGATAATTATTTTGAGCCAGAGTCAGCATCATATTCCCCCATTCTTGAGCCGACATCACAACATAAGTCATAGCTCCATCCTTAGATGCCACATTCATACAATTGAATGCATCGTACATAAACTGCTTAAAGTCTTCTGCTCCCATGAAATCATTAAGTATCGTTCTTGGCTTATATCCCATAGCATTATCTTCATCAACCGCACCGTAGTTCACATTCCAAGGGGGGTCTGTAAACACCATATCTGCTCTGTCATCCCCCATAAGTTTCATGACATCATCTTCCTTCGTGCTATCACCACATAACAGCTTATGTTTACCAAGAATCCATAAATCCCCAAGTTGACTAATCGGTTCCTCTGGTAATTCAATATCAAAATCATCATCAGGATTATCACCTTCAACAAACTCTTCCGATGTATACTCATCAAATAAAGCTTCTGCTTCATCCCAATTAAAACCGGTTAACTCAATATTGTATTCCTCCAGACGTAATTCATCCAAAAGCTTACTCAACTTTTCATCATCCCATTCACCAGTAATCTTATTCAGTGCAATGTTAAGTGCTTTCTCCTGATTCTCATCAACGTCAAGAACAACACATTCTATTTCCGTATATCCTAAATCTCTTAATACAGTGGAACGTTGATGACCACCTACAATTCTGTATTTACCATTATCACATCCATATTGATTAACTATAACCGGAGCCACATAACCAAACTCCAAGATGCTATTCTTTATTTTTTCATATTCAGCATCTCCGGCTTTCAGTTCCTTTCTTGGGTTATAATCTGCATACACCAAATCAGCTAGCTTTATTTTTTCTATATTCATAAATCCCCTCTTTTACCCTTTCATAAATCGACATAATAGTGGCACAAATCACACTAATAATAAAAAACTCAAATAGAACGCCCTCATCAATTATTACTTTTAGTCCTATAACCGCCAAAATAGACATTATGCAAATAAGTATTATTCCCAAAATATCATAGATTAATCTTTTAAACACTTTCTCCTCATCCTTCCTACTATTAAATGACGAGCCTTCTCTGCTCGCCATCACATAATCAATAGCATTACTAATCAAATACCCGATTGTAATTCAGATACAACTTCATTGAATAATTCTATAAATTCATCAATTCCATAAACACTTGTTATTATTAACTTCTTAGATAACCCAGTCCCATAGATAATTGAATTCCATTTGTGTAATCTCATCACCCATTCATTAATAGTTTTAGGAAGCACATCTACAGAATAGTCACAATCTATTATGATATCTTTTATATTTGACTTAACCCACATTTTTTCTACTTCAGAAAGTGAATAATATTCTGAATATGCCTTATAAAACCACTCTTCATACTCTTCATTATATTGTTGACCATATTCCAAATTCATGCTAAATAAATCCATTTCTTCATAATAACATCCATTGTTTTTCATAATCTCATTTTCTCCTTTACCAATGAGCATTAACTGTTTAACGTTTCACTTTAGACCCTACCGTTAGTTTAGACATCGTCACCTATACATTTTTTTCTTTCCGCGCAATGCCATCTTCGATGGCGTTGTAAGATTCTTTTGCGAAAAGGTGGAACATCTTTTTTATATCCCACCTTTTCAAATAGTACATATTAATTAACAACTTTCATCGACTTTTGGACTGCATCAAATTCTCTACCGCAAATTCCCATTCTATCGCAGACATAATTGATATATCCTATGATTTCTTGATTTCTACTATCATCATTTACTGATAGTTTTGCTATGATTTCCTCGCCAAACACATCTGCTAATTCACAAGCTAACATATCTTTCCAATCAGTCAAATGCTTTGGCAATTTTACATCATCAATTTTGTACTCTAGAATACTTGTTTCAATTTTGATACATATTTCATTTTTTTCTTGTTTTGTTAATGCTATAGACTTTTTCGCAAGGTCAAGATAGTTGATATTGTATTGATTCATCTCCACTTGGTTCAACATTTGCTTAATAATCTCATTTTGTTGTTTGCATAAATCTACAAGTAATTCCAGTGTACATTCAGGTGAATCAAGTAATGATTCTTGGTAATCAAGTTGTCCTGCTAATTCATTAAATTCATCGTAATTTACTGTCATAATAATGACCTCCGTATATTTGTCACAAGTTAATAGTTACATTCGAGCATAAAAAAAGAACCTATCAAATTGATAGATTCATACATTTTTCTTTTTGGAATAAATTTGCTCACTCGACGCCCCGCTTCGCGGGCGGCGTAGATAACAGTTAAACAATTAAATAAAATAATATCCATATAATACAATAATACAAAAAATAAAACGTTCCCGTCTTTAGCAATTTATACACTAAAAGAATTAATTATAGAACAAGAACAAGTTCAAAACCTTTAAAAGCGTTTCTCAGCATGCAAGCATGCCGAGAATATTATATTCACAAATTCTAACTATATGTTATTATGAACAATTGGGTGGGTACAAATCTCTATAATATATTTTATAGGAAAGTGTATACCCCTAATTGTATACCCCTAATAATTATATCTTATTTATTAATCGTTTTCAGCTAAACTTACTAATGAATAATTATTACCATCTCTTACCGTCTGTATATTGCGCATATCAAAAATACCTTTTATCATTTTTTTACTTCTTATTTTTTTCCAATAAGAATCAGAAATATTATTAATTTCCTTTACCTCCTTTACAGATATAGCTTTCCCATCCCATCTATTAAGCCAGTCATAAAAGGCATTAATTATCTTACTATCTGCATTTTTCCGGTTCAAGAATTTATATATTTCAATCTCATTCCACTCTTCTTCAACTATTTTACAATTTGTAAATCTCTGCCTAATCATTAACTCCATGGTTTCATTAAGATTAAATAAATATACATCCACATCTTCTTCACTTGAAAATTCTCTTACCTTTGTCCTGAAAACCTCTTGCTCAAATTGATTAATAAGATGCATATACTTATAAAACTCAACATCCGAAAAGGTAAAAGATCCATTATTATTAATTAGCAACGCCTGAATCGAATCAAACTTCTTATCATAATTATCATTAAAAGCCTTTTGTATAACCCTGTTTGATGCAATAAAATGAGATATATAGGTATGTGAATCTAATCTATTCCAGCCAATTTGAACCATTTTGGAACACTCATTAAAATCATTTCTGCCCTTAGTATTTCCAAAATAGGGAATTGATTCTATCCCATCTTCTTCTAGTCTAACGATAAATTCATTTTCTTCAACCAAATCGTTAAAATAGTTGCTAGCAAACATATAAGTAACAACAAATGTTTTTTCTTTAAGATTTTTTTCAATCCATTCTGCAACTGGATTTAGCATTTCAATATTTTCTTCAATGACTCGTTTTGAATAGTTTTCTTTAACATTATGAAAAGTAACATTATTATATTCACGGTAATCATTTACATCCCATAAAATAAAATCATTTTTATCATATTCTAGGGTTAACTCTGCTGTACCATCAAATATCATAGTCTTATATTCATCTACTATAAAATTACTCATTCCAATGGTTTTGAAAAGATCGTATTTCCCTGTTTTACAAAATATTGCACCATGGCTGAACATATCAATAATTGCATCGATATGCTTCTTATGTACAAACTTAAGATGAATATTCCATAGTTCAAGAAACTCCTTACTAAAAACTTCTTCATTCAATTTCACATAAGCATTCTTGTATTTTTCATATTTAGTAATTAGATCGTCAATTTTATTACGAACATTGCGCAATTCCGCTTTCATCTTTTTCTTATCAGCTCTAAATGATCCGTACTCATGTTCTTCAATTCTAGAAACAGTATCAATTAACCTATCAACCAATTCTCTTGAAACATCGTCTACTTTTGCCAATCGAGGTTTTTCGTCAATCAATATCAGTTTTCTTGCTAAGGTTGTTTTTTCATCAGTTTTCTTATTAATCCCTCTCCACTTTCCAATAGCATTAAGATTTCCGTTATCAGCATAATAGTTAAATCTAGGTGTAGTAATTCCTAAAATAGGACTATTATATTGCATTTTAATTTGATTTCCAATTTTACAATCGCTTTTAAATTGACAAGTCGGGCAAGTATTTAATGACTCTTCATAATTTTTCACCCTCATAGCACAGTTAATATCCAGATTCCAACTTTCCAAAATATACATATATGGTGTTTCAAAGTCATAAAATCGACCTTTATCATCTGTTCGTTTTTGATGATCATATAAACCCATACGCTCTTGAATTAAAGCTTGCATTTGTTTCAAATCTTCTAATCGTTCTGTTACAATAATAATTCCTGCTTCTTCAATCGGTTCACCTTTTAATTTCAAGTTATTAAGGATAGTCAGTACAATAGCATTTATAAATGTAGATTTACCAAATCCACATCGAACCGGAACTAAAATAGGTTTTTTCTCTTTTAACTCTCCTGTTATTATCCTTGCTGCATCAAATGCGAATTGAACCTGTTGGTCTGAAAAATTTCTTTTCTCAAAAGCCGGATAATTTTTTACGGCTTCTGCAAATGTTAAGTCTTCCGTCCCTTCCTCAATTATGTCATTAACTTTTTTAAGTTGTACCGTATGAGATAAAACTGTATCAATCACCTTATCATTCTTATAAGTTCGATTTACCGGAATTTTTTCTAATACGATTTTTTTATTCTTTGTCTCCAAAATATTGTCACCTCAGCCCTATACTCCTAACTCATTGTACTTTTCCATCGCTTTCCTTAGTTCTTCTGACTGTCTAAATATAAATACATTTCTGTTCCTGTTCTTTAAGTCCGGCTTTTCACCAATTTTATGAAATCGGTTATACATAAGCCATCCTGCCATTCTCTCTGACAAGATTACAATAGTCTCATTATCATTCATTAAAGCTGCCTCCTTCCTGTGATTTCTCACTCGAAAGCAGCTTCGCTGCTGACTATCCTTTGATATCCGCAAGAACCTGAATAACAGATTGTCCATTTTTAGCTCTTAGAATTTCTTTTATTGTAATCTCTTTATCAATATAACTTCTCAGATCATACTCTGAAGTCACGACTTCTTTTTCTTTAATGCTGATATCATCTAGCATACAAACCCAACCTTTATCATTTTGAAACAAGAAAAAGCTATTCCCGTCAATACTATCTGCAACAATCTCTGTATTCTCTTTGTCCACACCCATCAATGTAAACTTTAGATTTTCTAAATCAGGCAGCTCTTCCTCTTTTCGATAATACTCATCCGGTATGTCCATATTCTTACCTTCAAAATCAATGTCGTATTCTGAAAATTCATTAACCACTTTAAAGTATTCACCTAACCACTCAAAGCTATTCTCATCTTGTTCCGTCGCATCAACAATATAAACTTTTTCTTTATCTTCATTTAGCTTAATGTTTTGTAAAATACCTTCTGAAGCAACTACCCAGCAAAATGAATAGTTCTCGTTTTGATTGTTTGATTTTGTATCAATATAAGTTTTCCTAACTGCTGCTGTTGCCAATAAGGATGGACAACTACAAATCTCTTCTGCTTTTTCTTTCGTTTCACGGTACAATTCTTTATATTTTTGATCTACTCGTTCTCGTTGCTCTTTATACCGGTCATCACTAGAATATTTATTAATCTTTGACCTTGATATTGCCAAATCACGATTTTTACTAATAAATCTAGAATATAAATCATTTAAATCGTCCATAACTTGTCGAACAATTCTTCCATCTAAATCTGGGTTAAGCATTGATTTATAAATATTGTTAAAGGACTGTTGTTTAATTTTTCTATTAACATCATCAACAAGTATTCGCTTTACATAACTTTTGTATTGCTCCATACGCTTTCCAAGAAAGTCTAACCCCGATTCATGCTTATAGTCTAACTTAAATTCACTAGCACCCTTATACTTCATAAATAAAGGACGCTTATCGAATTTTTTTCTTATAACTTCTGGAATAATAACTTGGTCGAATAAACCGCTTTTACTTGCATCAATCATTTTTCCTTGAAGGTCTTTCATTATAGCAATTGGCAAAGCATACTTTGTAACATCACCTTCAGCTAATCCAATATTTTCAATGGTTGAATCAATATCCGTTATTTGTCCGGTTTTGTCTTCTGATACCATAATAAAATCAATAACATTCTCTTTGCACCATTCCTTACTTGGAGCAACAGCCTTATCGTCATCATTTACCTGTACATAACTTTTTATTACAAAGTCCTCGAGTGTCACTTTTTCTTTTCCTATATTCTCAATAGCAGAATTCTTTATTTCCTTATTCAGTTCAGACAATAGATTCTTACCATGACGTTTATTTGATTCATCATCAACAATGAAATTATAATTTTGAAGAAATTTCACTTCATTTTCATTCAGAAAATAATCTACCGGCATTACTAAAACCTCATCCCCGTCCTTGTCTAATCCTCCGAGACGGTCTGGTTCTGTTCCTAATGGTAGCTGTACTATATTATCTATATGATTAATAAATTCTGAATCTTCATCATCATATTTGATAAAATCTACTGTCGTTATTTCAGAATATGATACAATCGGATTTCTAGCCAATACAGCTCTTCCTATAATAGCTTCACCGACATAGCATTCCTTTTCTTTTAAAAATCCACAGTATTCCCATGTATCATGATTTTTCGCAGCTGCATATCTTAAGAGCGCAATAATATCCTGAGTAACATACATATACTTCCCTTTAACATAGGTTCTTCCCAAACTCATATCATCGACTTTACGTTCAATAACATCCCTAATCATACGGATAACCTTGCGATCAAATGCCATTTTCTTATCAAGATAAAGTGCCGTTATTGTATCCGCACAGTCTTTTCCTAAATTAGAATCAGGATTTTCACTTCGTATCAATCTCAAGAAACTTTGAATATATTTGACATCATCCCAATCAATTTCTTCTTTACGATAAAGTGACAACACTTTATGCAACATTTCCCCCTGAATATTTGCAAACATAAGCATATCAAATTTATGGATATTTAATGCCAGCCATAATTGATAGGTAGCTCTTCGGTATTCCTCTTCAATCGGCTTTGCATAATTTGAAATTCCAATGGCATCATAACCATATTCAATCAGTCTTTCTTTATAATCATCAATTGAATTGAACAACCAAGTTTTCTTTTCCGTACCGTCTTTATTTAAAACCACATTCAATTTTGCTTTAAACGTTGATTCCGTAATCAAAAGGTCAATCTCTTTAATCTTATGTTTTTCTCCCCACATATCAACGATTTCAGAAATCCCATGTTTTTCATAATATCCATGGAAATCAACACATGGAAAAAAACCTTTCACTGAAGGCAGTCTTAATTGATATCCATTTATATTATATGGAACGCCAAGATGTGACTTAAATACATTCCCTAATCGTTTACTTACTAATCCCATTCCATCAAAAACATTTTCAATACATTCGTGGCTCTCTTCTGTTACAAGCTGAAGACCTGTTGACCATTCATTTATTGGTAATTCTCGTACATCATCCTCACTCAATTCATCCGTCTGTTCAATACTATATAGCGGAGTGTACCTTACCTCATCATTAACTATTTTAAATCTTGCACAAGGCTCTAGTAATTGATCGACTTTAATTCTTCTGCCATCATCTTCCCATTGATTAAGCGTCTTATACTTGTCTTTATTTCTATTATCTTTCGTTTCACTTTTCAAGCTGCAATCACTTGAACTTACAAGTGTTCTAGCTTCCTTTGCGAGAGCATAATATTGCTTCTTGGTTTCGAAATACGCTTCTAATTCTTTGTATTTTTTTGTTTCATCCAGTGTTCTTTCATATGGCTTAACCATATTGACTGTTTCATAAACCGGCACTTCACAATCTGGAATAATGCAGATTCCTAGTTTTTTCATTTTAATCGGGACTAAATAAACATCCGTTGTCATTAATGCGTTTCTGGTAAGATTTTTCGATACCGTACATTTAGTTGGTTCAATACCAAGAGAGACATATTCCTTTAGCTTTTTATAATATTTTTCAAGAACATATATTTGACGGCATTCTTTATTCTGAGAACCAGATAATACATTATCCAGAAAAACAAAATGATTCTTATTTTTATCCGTTAAATAAAAGCCATCCTTTAGCAATTTTTCCAATAGCTTACTCGTTTTTTTATTTCGAGTTCTACCGGTTTCTATTGAAATAATTGGTAAAAGATTCTTCTTAATAAGGACATCAATGCCTTCATCATTTTGTTCATATTCTTCATCAGGATCAAATGATCTACCCATAATCTTTTCATGCAAAATATAGTAAAGAAAAGTTTCACTGGTCATGATTGCTTCATCTTTACTGATGGTTAATCTTAATTTATCACCGTCTTCTTGTAAATCCAAGATATTGTTTTGCCATATATGATACTGTCTTTTTTTCTTTACCAT